CGACCAGCCAGGGAAGGTCACGAAGTCGCCCAAGTTGGCCCGATGGGGTGGTGGTTGGCTCCATGTGGCCGTACCGTAATCAGAGTATGATTCTAAGTCAAGTATCTGATTCTGAAATCTGCCGATAGGGTGGAATTAGGGCAAACCAGTAGGGGCCACGCCGGTCACGTTTGCCCTAGATTCAGGGCAGCAGTATGAGCAGAAACAGCAGCACCACCGTCGAGCAGCGCAAAGCGTTCTCGGTCGCTCTTGAAGCGGCAATGCAGTCGGCTGGGATTCGATCGGCAGCCGACCTGTACCGACGCGGATCGGCAGCCGGCATTGATCGCACTCCCGACACCTTTAATAAGTGGTGCCGTGGAGAGTCTGAGATTGCAGTGCCGCACGTCTTGATTCTTGAGCAGATCTGCGGAGTTGAGCCAGGGCATCTTTCACGCCACCTGGGCTGGGTTCCCGTTGGCGTCAGTGAAGAGACCACGATCGAGCAGCTGATCTTGGCCGATCGGGATCTCACCGACGCCAACAAGGCCACCTTCCTCGGGCTGCTGGAGCAGCTGCGGCGAGTTCAATAGATCGCCGACAATTTTCAGCTGCGAGGCAAGCGCTATGCAGCGGTCTTGATCGTCGCCGGCGATGTGAGCAGCACACACGAAAGCCGTGAACCATTGGCTTTTTGTGTGGTCGTCGCTCATGGCGTCGAAACTAGCGAGCCCCTCTGACAGACCCATTTCGAGGGGGGTGATTGCATTCGCCACTTCGACCGCCGTCCGAATAACAGTTCTTCGCTAAGAGCCTGCAACCTAACCGTGACCAAAGTCACGCGCAAGCGGTAGCGCCTATTTCTCGTTGCGGATGTTGTCAAGGTCGCCAGCCAACTCAGCGTCCATGCCAGCCATGAGGTGGCCGTAGCGATCCATAGTGATCGCGATCGAGGCGTGGCCGAGTCTCTGCTGGATTGCCTTCGGGTGAGCGCCAGCATTGATCGCCAGAGCCACCGAGGTGTGGCGTAGATCGTGAAAGCGGGGCATGTTGACGAAGGCTGGCTTGTAGTTCCTGATGACCTGCTCCCCCATGCCGGCGGCGTAGCAGGCTGGATACCAGATGTTGCGTCGGAAGCTCTGAGAGATCGGGTTGCCGAATGACGAGGTGAAGATCAGGTCGCTCGGCTTCGGGCCGGTGAACTGGTCAAGGTGTGCTTGCAGTTCGATCGCCACCGACTCAGGCAGCACGATCGTGCGCCGGCCAGCCGCAGTTTTCGGGTCTTCTCTCAGCCATTGTTTGTTGAGAAACATCAGCTGCCCGGCGACCGTTATGCGCGCGCCTTGGACATCCATGCGACGCAGACCGACAAGTTCAGACCAGCGCAAGCCGCCATAGGCAGCGACCAAGACGAGGCACTTGTAGCGCTCGGGAATGGCAGCGGCGATTCCTTCGATCTGCTCAACGGTGAAGGTCTCCATGTCTCGTCGAGGGATGCGTGGCGCTTTGACTTTGTCGACGACATTCTTCGCAGCGATCCCCTGGTCGACTGCCCAGTTAAGCATCGTGGCAAGGGTCCGATGATGACGACGAACGCTCGAGGGCGCGAGACGTTTCAACTCTTGAGCAAGCCATCGCTGCACTGCCGGCGGCGTAAGCGCTGAGACTTTGAGATCGCCGAAGGTCGGCAAGATGTAGCGGTTCAGATCGCGCTGGTATGTCCAGAGGGTGCCAGGAGAGAGATGGATCGATGCGTCGATCCACTGCTCAGCCAATTCGGCGACCGAGATCGAGCCGTCGTAAGAAGTCCGCAGGCCGCGCTTGATGTCAGTGGTGACAGAGGCGAGATAGGCGGTGGCTTGCTTCTTGGTCTCGAAAGACTTGGCCCGCTGAGCGCCGTTCTCGTCTCGCCAACGTGCTCTCCACTTGCCTCGATGGTTGTCGACTGCCACGTCTCGCCCTTTCAGATCCCTAGCGGTACACATTACGGTACACATTTGGGGCCCGATTCGCACCGATTCGGGCCAGTTGCGGCCATTGCGTCAGTTTGTGACGACGTTGGGAAACTGTTCAGAAAACCAACAAAAACCCCGCTTTTTTGCAGGGTTTTTGATAGTGCCCGGAGCGGGATTTGAACCCGCAAGAAGTTGCCTCCCGGGGGGTTTAAGCGCCCTCTACACGTTCAAGGGGCACATGGGATTAGAGGCCCCCGGTACACCATTTGGTACACGAAAAAGGCCGATTTGTGTACCAGAAAAAACCCTAGCGAGACCCCTCGGCTTTGTTCATTGCGAGACTAACTGGCACTTGGCGATTGAGCTGCGACGATTTAGGCCGAGGGGTTTCTAGACAACCATCACTTGCATCTACGCCCAACGCACGCAAGGCATCGCAGGTGCTACTGGTACACGTCGGTACACATCGCGCGATTGCCCGCTGTGTGGCCCGTAGAGCGCCTGTGAGGAGCGTCGCCGGTAGTTGGGCTACACGCAGAAGATCCCCCGCCGTGGCCTATTGGCACTAGCGGGGGATCTTCGCAGACCGGCTCAGTTAGGTGTTGCGGGCTCAGCCCTTGAAGGTCTGATCGCTTCCATTCGCAGCAGCAGGGGACTGCGTGATCGAGCCGGGGATCTTGCTCAGAGAATCTCTGAGCCAGGAGGAATGGTGGCGTTGACTGGCAGCGTCATCAGTGAGGTGCTGCCCTTGTCGCCGATGCCAGCCGAAGCGATCGAGCTCAGAAGACTGAGCACGCCAGCGGTGGCGGCGGTGCCGGCGATGGCTTGCCAATCGGCGGTGAACCAATCGAAGGTCGTGGCAGCCAGCACGGCGATGAGCGCCTGGGCGACTGTCTTAATCGCGCGCTCGGCGGCTGACTTCCAGAAGGTTGCGGTGAACATGGTCATGGCTCCTGTGTTGATTGGGTGAGAACGGTGAAGGGTTCGCAGACCGACGTGGAATGCAGAGCTGCTGAATAGAGAGCCATCTGCACTCGAGCTTCGGGGTCGCCGCTGGTCGAGGCCAGCGAACCGAGGGCGAAGTGATCGCCGCAGCCGATGGCTTCGTAGCCAAGCGCTGAGCGGCCGACGTGGTAATCCTCGTCGATGCAGTAGAGCGCTCCCCGATAGCCGACCAGGAACACTCCCCCGCTGTCTTCGCTGTCGCTGCTCTTGGCGAAGCCTCCCTGGTGGAAGAGCTTTCGGCAGGCGTCGACAAACACGGTGCAGAGGTGCGTCATGTCGTCGTCGGTGATCTGCTTGGGCACCTTGAGTCGGTACTGCAGTAGCTGGCCCATGCGGAATGAGTCGCAGTAGCCGATCAGATACTCGCCAACGGTGAAGACCTTCGGCTCGGTGTAACGGGTGATGCGTGTGTCTTCGACTGCAGCGGCATCGCCGCCGATGATGACGGTGCCGTCATGCTCGAGGCCGACGATGCAGGTCACGACTCACGCTTCCAGAGGTAGGCGTTGCGAAGGTGCACGACCATCCACACGCAAGCGAGGACGGTAAAGGCGGGCCGCGGTTGAGGTCCGAGCGTTGAGTAGACGAGAAAAGGCACGCCGGTCAGTGATGCGGTCAGGCACCAGCCCCACCAGATGCGACGCTCGATGACGAGCGCGTAGACGCCGAGGCCAGCCAGGTCGCAAGCGAGAATCAGCCACGTCCAGACCTGCTCACTCATCTTCGAGTTCGTCGAGGAAAGCGACCAGCGAGTCTTCCATTGCTTCGTCGCTGGCATCAGCCCACACGGCGTAGAGGCAGTCTGCGTAGCCGGCGAGGTCGACGATCGAGTCACGCACCATGTCGGCGGTGAACTGCTGATCGAGTGCGTTGCCGATGCGTGAGAGCTTGACGCTCAGCATGAAGGCGACTGCCTCGGGCACGCTGAGGGTGACGCCAGTGATGGCTTCAAAGATCTCGGCTGTCCGGGAGTAGTCCACGCTTGGGTGGTGGTACAGCGCACCTCTCGGGCCGTGGACAAGTGCGTTGGCTTCGGCGGTGACAGAGTCCCAGAGTGGGCTCGGTTGATTGTCCACG